CCACTCTACATACTGCTCCGGCGTCATACCGGCGACCGGAGTTGATACAACCGCTGCATCCCGGCGAAGTCTCCATAACTGCGTGATCCTGGTGCCCTGCTTGATGTTCACGCCGCAGTACATGGCGTGCAGCCGCAGCACCTCGCTTATATCATCCACCTTGTCAAAATAGCCCTCGACCGCATAGTAAAACGATTCCGGGCTATTCTCGAATAGATCCTTTTCTTTCCAGCCTATGCGTCCTGCAAGTCGGTAACACTCTCCGCGGTAGCTTCGCTTTTTTTTTCATCGCTTGCTGGCCCCGATTCTGGTAATTCTTCTTTTTTATACCCGACCGATTCCTGGTAGGCGCCAAGGATGGCTGCGTACTGATCCTCTCCGAGCGCGTCGCACCATTCGCAGACCTGCTCGAATGTAAAGTCCACCGGTTCGCCTTTAACGATGCAGTTCGCCTTCAATGCGGCCCATACGACCGCATAACCGCCGAAGGCCTTTACATCCCCCGGATCGAACGTTTCAATCTTGTCTTGTACCAGGATATGAGTACCCTGGCTAAATTTTAACCCTCTCGGTCTTCCGCCGATGTCAATTTGCAAGTATGCCATAGTTTACGTTTTAGCTTCCTTCGTGGCGGGTAGGTACACCGTTGAGCTGGATGGTTGCGCTGAACGTAGCTGCACCGTCTTTCGGTGCGGACAATGACAGCGAGCTGATGATTGCATCCGTTCCGGTATAGTAATCCTCACCTACGCCAGGGTCTTCCGGGCCGAACAGCCATGCGAACGGCGTATCGTTCTCGAACAGGTCGTTCAGCGCGGCCTCACTCAGACAGTTCGCATCCGGGGTGAACACCACGTTGCCGCTGATGTTGATCGTCCTGTCTTTGGTTCCGTTGAACTTATGCGTGCCGCACTTGCTCGACGCATCGATCACGTTTGCTGTGCGTTCAAAACTGTTTTCGTTCAGGCACACAACAAGATCGTATGACGTTCCGACGTTGGTCGAATCGATCAGAAAAACGATGTTTTTGCCTTCTACGGGAATGTTTGCCATTTTAATAGCTTATTAAGTGTGAAAAAATTAAGTTCCTTGATACATAAGCCCGGCCCGCAAGTACTCCGTAATCTGTTTCGTTGTCGTTTGCAAGTGTGGTACTTATGATATTGATCCCCGTTGCTGTCAGTGTGTTTTGTGGCGTTGGTTTTACCGCCTCTATAATTTCTCCGCAGACCGTGTTCAGTTGTTTGCGGTTGTTGTACTTGTACTCCCAGCTATTCACGGTCACCTGTATCTGCGCCTGGTGATCGTTGCTAGACTTGGTGCTTACGTCACTGGAAGTTACGTTGCTGATGACTATGTACATTTTATCAAGCAGGTCATCCGGTTCAACCCCTTCGAACGTAGGATACCCCAACGCTGATATAGCGTCGTAGTAAGCCTTTGTGAGCGGGTTGTTTATGTCCTTCATACCGTGAATACTTTTTTAATGTCAGCCTCCAATACCGGCGTATTCTTTGTTACCGCCGGGTAAACGAACGGCTGTGGCCTTATCCCGTTCTGCAAGATGTTCAGCGCAATGGCATAAGCCGCCTGCTGCATAGCATCCAAAGAGCTTTTCGATTCAGATGTACGGCCTGATTTTGTTTTCAATCCTCCGATCCCCTTCTGCCGTACCCACTGCATAATATCCTGAATGAACTGATCGAATGTGCCACCACCCTTTCCACGAAACGTCGCAGCGTATGACTGCCAGTCCTGCGGGAGCGTAGCAACATACCTGGCCGCGAACTTACGGGTGCCGAACTCAAGGTATGCAGCATAGTCAGCCGTTACGGTTATCTTGGCCGTAAAACCATCAACAGTACCGTTGACCGAATTGCGCAACCTTCCTTCGTTGGCCGGAGCAAGACGCTTCGCTTCGGTTTCCGTGTTCTTTGCAAACTTGGTAAGAGCTACTTTGGTTTCTGATTCTGCCCGCTTGGCCGTCTTTTCGACCGTTGCGATCAGGTTGTCAAGCCCGTTCAGTTTGATACTAAGCATCAGCTACTGGTTTGCGGTAAAATATCTTCATCGATCACCGTGCAGCGCAGCACTTCGTATCGGATCATGCCTTCCTGGTCAATCGAAACGCTATTGATCTTCATCCTCATCCCGTTGTACCTGACTTCGTAGTTCGACTTAACCGGTCTGGATGCCTCATATCGCTTCGTGATCTTGTAATCGTACTGCCATAGCTGCTGTGCGTTCTGCGTAAGCGGTGCCCCGGTTCGGTTTTCTACCTTTGCCCAGGTTTGCCATGAATCTACGTCAACCTGGTCAACGCCGCCGTGATCGTTCTGCTGCCATGTAACAACGGCAATCGTTATCCTGCTTCGCATTACCATACACGGCTGTATTGTTTAAGCGTGTCAAGATATACCGGAGGGTACTGGCTTTCCCGGTTGCGACGCTCATCGTACCGGTAGTGAATACATTCCAGCAACGCCAATTTCAGGTGCGCCGGCAATGTTTCGTACCCGGCCTCTACGGTCACAATCAGCCGTTCGCTGCACGGCGTAAGCAACTGTTTAAAAGAACTGTTTGTTGCCTCATAGTCAACGTCAACCTCGTCTGCATCGGTTACTGATTCTATGGCTCCGTGTGGCCCCAATGGCAGGTAACCCGCTCCGTTGGCGTTGTTGATGGAAGCAATGATCGTGCGCTGAACAAAGCCGATGTTCGTTAACTGCTCACATTCTATCCTGCACGCCGTTATGAGCATCTCTACAAGATCGTCGTCATCCGATACATCTATCCGGCAGAAGTTCTTTGCCTCTGTCAGTGTAACCGGTTCGGTAATACCGCCACTCGGCTCCACGTCTGTTATGTCGTATGTTTGGTTGTACGAGATCATTGTTATAAAAAAGCCCCCGACCTAAATCGGGCAGGGGCGTATTGTAAACAGCACACGAGGGGCGTAGTTATGATACGTTTCCGAAGTCGCCGTAGATGAACGCATCGGTGCGGAGCAGGTTCACATCTTCGAAACATTCGATCCGGGCAGTCACCAGGTTCTTGGTGAAGTTGTCGGCATCTTCGTAGCTGAACTCGATACGCAGCGACTCCGTCTCTACCCTTTCGAGGTAGTCGGCATCCACCACCAACGCCTTGTCATCAGTTACCCAGCTTGCGCCGATCACTGGAACGCCCGCGATACGAATATTGCCCTGCGGATCAATCACCATTCCACCAGGCACGCTGTAATCGGTCGGCTTTGTAGCAAGCAGCCGTGCCCACTGTTGGTAAGATGTCAGGACGTATGATGCGCTGAAGTCCGCGGAAAGCTGGTTGGTGATGAAGCCCAGCAACTGCTCGGCATCGTTGTTTGTAAGGCCGGTAACGGCGGTTGTTGAACCGGTTGCGCCAGAAGACACAGCCGAGAAGAAACGGGCGTTCTCTGCTTTGTAGAAATCACGCAGCAACATACGTTGCAGCGTACTTTGCAGGAACGGCAGTTGGTACATCATCTGCTTTGAGAACCTGGCGAATCCAGAGATGTAGTCGCTTACCACCTTAACCTCGGTCAGGTCGTAATCGATCTGCGTTTTGCCCGAACCTTCGGTCTGAGCGCTGATTGACCCTTCGCTACCGGTCTCACGGTATGTAACGTACAGGCCCGTAGGGCTTGGCGTGGTAGGCATAAGATCCCGGAAGTTCAGTTTCTGGCTCGGAACTATACCCTGGCGGTTTCCGTATGAAGCAACGCCATCTCCTGTAAGGTTGCTCGACAGGAGCATATTGCCGACGGTTTTCAGTTCGATGCTCACCTTGGCGTGGCGGTCTTTTTTGAACGCCTCGAAGTCATCACGCTTGCTTTCGAAGGCTTCGTTGATGGCTTCGGAGTACACTTCGCCGAAGGATTTCTTTTCGGTTACGGGTGCAGCGGTATTGCTGCGGATGTTTTTTACCCGGACATCAATCAGTTCCAAGGCCTTGACGGTAACGGCAAGTTTTTCCTGTATGTCTTTGATCTCGGTTTCTTTGGCGGTCTTAGCCTCTTCGGCTGCGGCCTTGATTTCTTCGATCTGTGCGTCGAAGTTCTTCTGTTCCATCGCGGCACGTGCCTCGTACATCTTCTGCATGAGCTGGAAGTACTGCGGAACGTCATCGGGTTTTTCAGCCTTGAAGTCATCGAACGACTTCTTGGCGGCTTCGTATGTATCTGTCAGCGCCTTTTTTTCTGCGGCGATCTGCTCAGCGGTTTTCTTTGCCATTGTATAAAACGGTTTAGTTTTTTTGTAATTGGTTTATAGATGAAAGCCAACTTTTCCAGGCTACACTGGCACCCGGCTCATCTTCCAGAGTGAGTGCGGTATTGTATTCGGCAATAAGCTGCTTCATATTTTCAAGTTCGGTAAGCATCGATTTTATGCACATATCCGATGCTTTTGTGTTACGGCAGAATTTTTCCAGTGCAATAACGTGCTGTTCCATATCTGCGACCTCTTCCCTTTTAATGGATGAAAACGCCTTTGTAACACTGACAACCCCGGCCCGTTGGTTTGCAGGCATCATCGTAAGTACGCTGGTTTCAAGATGAATAACCTCTTTGAGTTCGCGTACCCTTTTCCCTTTTACTTCGATGCGGTTTGATTTTGTGGCTATGTAACCGAATGATGCGCTTTTGATAACGCCTTCATCCATCATTGTCAGCACATCGTTACCGAGGGTATGTGTGCCGAGCCAGGCTTTTGTGTAAGCGTACTGGTTATCGTCGAACACGTCAACGACCTTTCCGGGGGCCTGCTGGTCATTGTGGTTAAGGTAAAAAAACAGATCGTTTTTGTTCTCCGACCATGTCTTATCAAACATTCCTTTGCGTGAAATATCCTGCGTCCGGTCGATGTTGTCGTAGGCGGCGTGGGCTATAAGCGCCGTGCGCTTCGACTTGTCGAGGTCTTTCAGTTTAAACTCTATGCTTTTTCTTTCCACGCTTTTTGGGCTTGACGGTTTTAGCGTTCAATATCTTAACCTCATATCCGTT